GACGTCCTCCACTGGAGCAGCCCCCATATCTGCGCCCGTTGCTGCGCCCGTATCCATACCAGCATCAGGACCGGTAGCGGCGCTGGCTTCTGCTGTCGCAGCTTCCCCTGCTGCCGTAGCTACAGATTCTAGCGTAGCTGTAAGTTTCTTGTCGCCGTATTGCTCTGTCTGAATACGAATAATTTCCTCGTCAGAGACCTTAAAGATGTTCTTATAGACCCAGGATTTGGAGAAGTACCCCTCCGTCGCTGCACCGGCAATTTCAAATTTGGTGCGCAGGTGCTCCAACTCTTGAAGTTCGGCGATCTTCGATGGATTATTTAAAATCAATTTAAAACTTAATAAATCATCGCCACGGAAGCCCAAAGTATACAAATGGATAATACATATCTTTTCCAACTCCGCAATGGCAACCCGCTGAAGACGCTGGATGGTGCGGGCAAAGCGCACATCCTTTTGCGCAAGAGTTGTCTTATCTTCCATAGCGTCGGTCTGGGCCAGATAAGCCTTCGGGACTTTAAGTGCTGAAAAAAGCTTATCTCGCAAATAGTTTACATCGTCGATGTCCCCAGTAAACTGTCCTCCGGGGAGCGACTCAATTCTCGTATTATTGACCGAGCCTCTTACCGGGATATAATAATCTTCATCTACACTCATGGCATTATAACGCAGGTCAACTCGTCCGGTGTCAGCATCCACAACTTGGTTGCGCTTCATTTGAGTCTTGACTTGTTCCATATATTGCTCAACGTCTTCGGCTGCGATGTTTCCAACGTCAATATAAAAGATACGCCTTTCAGGTGACCGCACAATACGATACGCCATCATGGCATCTTCTAAGAGCGTAAGTTGCCGCCAGATTCTGCGGGAAGGTTCTAAAACAGATGTACCGTAGGGAACATACTTATCGTTCCCAAGAACTCGAAAATGTGAAACTTGCCAATTTTCAAAAGTAACTCCTTGGGCTCCCTCAGCGTTTTCCCAAAAATACTGGATGTAGTTAGGGTTAGTGGGGTCTGTTCCTTCAATCCGTTCCACTTCCCGAACAGGAAGAGGGATCACATTAGTAATTCCCAGACTATCATCAATATCTAAATACAGGTAATAGTCTCCATATTTACACATGCTCCGAGCCCACCCAAAAAGATTGGACTCTACATTTAATACTGTGTATAACAAGGTCTCTACAATATCTTTAATCTCCCTGTTGTGGCAATCAATGTTGACCAAGGGATTGAAGGCGGTCGAGGTAGTTATCTCGTCCGCATAGATATCCAAAGCTGAGGCGATCTCCGGCATATACTCCATTTGTTCAAAGTCAGTGTAACGAACTTGTTTATTTCTTTTCCAAAGAACTTTATTAGATAAATCTGTAAAAGGGTTGTAGTACTCCCTTTTTTTAAATTCTTTCCCAGTGCTGCTAGTAAAGGTATACTTCTTTACATCCCGCAAAGAGCCTCGGGTAACCGAAGGGGTATCGTAATCTACGATGGGTCCGCTAAATAAACGGGTCAAACGCTTAAAAAGCGACGAGTCTTGGTTGCGGGGATTATTATTATCTGCCATTTTTTATCCTTTTGAAATCCAGCTTAAATCCTGTAGGGAGCCGTCCCCGTATTGAGAACGGGGTCGAGTAGGTTTATACCCATGTTGTCCCGGTATCTTAGTGTTAAAAGTAGTAGAAGATACCGACATCCCACTCAACATAGCCTTTTTATACTCCTGCTCACGCTTATTCACGGTAAGGGCAGTCTCTCGCACCCAACACCCTATGGCGGATGCGATTACCAGATCGTCGTTATAACTTCTCATTGCTTGTGGACGTCCATTGTGCCATACAAAAGTCTTAACCTCGTTCGCCAACCGCATTGAGTTAATAGTAATTAGTTTGTTTCTCACGAATTCCTCAAACTTAGCGATGACCAATGGGCGAGTCTTCATAGACATTGTAAAACCGGGGATGCCTCCCACGGCTTCTGCTGTAAGTTCATCAACATATTCATGAGTAGATTTTACACTATAATAGAGATTTGTATACTCTAAATCTTGTAGACGAGTTAGGACCCCAATTCCAAGAGAATTGTTTTCAATAACCAATAGAGCATTATTAAATTCAGTTGCTATACCATACAAATGAGGAGCAAACCGGTCTGGTGTAATTTTTCCTTGATACTCGGCAACCTGAGTCATAGTTGTTGTGTCGAAGACCTGGGCCACACTAAAGTCACTCCCATCTCCCCGAGCCACATCGGCTACTATCAGATAGTCTCGTTGGGGCTCGGGAGGGTGCCATATCCAGTAGTTCCTATCGAAACCTGTTTTATGAAGAGGTTCTTCTAGGTTTTCTACGATATGCTTTAAATCGTCACCGTGAATAACTGTCTCCCCAGACGCATTAAAATTACATTCAAGTTCCTGCGCAATTTCACGACGAGACATGTTGCGGGTTTCTTTCTCAAACCACGTCTGATCTCGTTCGGGGTGAACCTCCCACGGGAGACGGATGGTATAGAAATCATTTTTTGCCTCCTCTGCTTCGGTATAGGTTTTGTGGAACCAGTTACCTACGCCATTGGGAGTCGAAAGAGCAATACACCGACCACCAGTGGAGAGAGTAGGGTATAAGCCAGCCCATAACTCTTCCATGCCCTCAACAAAGGCTGCCTCGTCTACCACGAGAAGGGAAAGTGCTTCGGAGCGACCGGCGTCGCCGGAAGTCGAGGACGCCTTTACTTGAGAGCCATTAGATAACTCAAAAGACTGCCTATTGTCGATGGATATCTCTGCTATCTTTAACCAGGGTGGAAGATGCTTGTGGATAGCTTTAATCTTTTTGACTAGATTGGTGGCCGTCCCAAGCTTTGTGGCAACAACTAGCACATTCTTATCTCGGTGAAACAACATTAACCAGCACACATACGCTGCCACCGTAGTCGAAATACCTAACTGGCGTGCCTTGAGAATAACACTAAATCGATGGTCCTTGAACGCCTCTAGGGTTTCCTCTTGGAACTTATACATATCAAAAGGGATTAGACCCCTCATCGGATGAGATATTTGGGCGTAGTTGTTGCAAAAGTAAGCCGGGTCTTTGCCGCAGCGGAGAATTTCCGCCATCATGTCTTTTTTATTTAAAGCCATAAGCTCCCCGTCTAGGATAATATCTATTTATTTATTTTATTATTCCGGCGGCTTCTTCGTCCCCACTTACCATAAGAGTCATCTCGGCGGGCTTTCTCGCTTTGCTCCTTGTGGCGTTCTGCGCCTCGGCGCATACCCAGTGATTCATCCTCTCTATCGTCATACCCTTGTTTCTTGCGCTTATCGTTAGAGGGGCGCTTATCACTAGCATGTTTAAGATAGTCTTGAAACTTTTTCTGATAATCTTTATCCGTACTATCGATACTGTGCTTCTTAACTGGCTCGGTATCCCCCATCCCGCCAATTTTATATTGCTTCGTAGCCTGAACCCAGGTGCGGATGTTAGATAGATTTTGAACTAAGATATCCGCCTCACCTTGTTCGGTGAGGGTAACAGAATTTTGCTTAATGTTTTTATATTCCTTCTTCAGGAATTTAACAATGTCCCCAAATTTTCTTTCGATCTCGTTAGAAAATTGAGTACGAGGATGGACCTCTCGAAGCTGCATTTCACTTTGATAGGTGACGATCATTTTGTCTCCCGAAAAGCGGACTCGGAAGCCGTCGATCAAACGGCTATCCAGAATTGGGTGACCATCCTCCCGGTTAAGCCCTATCTTCTCTTCTAGATTATAATCATCATAAGCATCCGCTGCGATCTGATTCAAACAAGTTATTATTTCCATAACAGTGGCCATTATTTTCTTCTCCTCTTAGAAAGATTAATCTGCTGCGATGAGGGTCTCCAACCGTTTTGCCAGCTTTCCTCGTTAGCCTCTACAAAATCAATGTAGCACCATTTACAACACTTAAACCTATTCATATATAGGTCGTCGCTCCTTGAAAATGAATATGTTTTACAGACCCCGCAGCTTCTGTCATCTTTTGTGCGGCTGGTTTGTTTATTTTTCCGATCATTCATCTTAGTGCGGGCGATTTTGAGGTCCTCTAAGTATTTCTTCTCTCTCTCCGTCTCCCACTCAGACCGAAAATCCTGAACTGTTGTTTTTCCGTATTTTTCAGCGATGGCTTTCTCGACCGAAGCCAGGTAATTAGTATCCTTTTTCACTGGGGGTATACCGCATGAACAATACCAATAGAAACACCAGTTCCTATCACCAAACCCGTGAGAAGACCGATGGTTCCCCGATTTCTGTCAAACCATGAGTTGTTTTTCTTGAGTTGATCTTCTAGTTTTGTGATGGAACCAATGTACGCCACCTGCATCTGAGTGCAAACCTTTTGGTCCACAGAACATTCTGCTAGTTGAGCATTGGTCTCAATTTTCTTTTCCAGTATTTTACGAAAATCTTCTTCGCTCAACAGAATTCCCACATAGGTGCTGTCCTCTTGCTCAACAACCGCTGGGCGAGGCTTAAACTTCGTGACCTCTGCCGCAGCGGCGTTAAGTGAAAAAAGCAAGAAAAGAGTACTTACTGTTTTCATTTTATTTCTTTAGGAACTTTTTGAGTCCCTCTATACGCTTGGCCGGGCGCTTCAGTCCGCTGACCAAGGTATATGTGACTAGTTTGTCTTTGTTGGCGTCCTCATAGATTCCCCGGTGGACCATAGCCCCGCCGGTCAAAGCAGCTAAAGTATCGAAACCAAACTCAATGTTATCCATCAGCCCAGCAGTCTCTTCAAAGATT